TAAACACCAATTTATTATTAAATGTATTTTAGGTACTATATCTGTAATTGGTGGATTGTGTATTCTTAAGAAGATGTTTTCATGGGATAGTCCTATTGATCCAAAATGTGTGTGTTTTAAAAAACATGGAACTAAATCTCATAGATTATATTATACAAAAGCAGATAATGGTGATTTCTTATATAATTTAGATTGTAAAAATTGTTCTTGTTCTAATAAAAATGATGTCTCAAATATGGTTGATAATATTGAGTTAAATAATTTACATATACCGTTTGATTATGAAGATAATACTGATTTTGAACCACAAGGTGTTGTAGGTAGCAAACCTGAACCTATGTTGATTGAAAGAGATAATGTATGGGTACAAAAAGATTATTCTTTAACTAAATTCGACTTGACAGATAATATTACAAGTAATTCATTTCCTCTAGAAAAAATATTGGAGAAAAATGTTATATTTATATCATTTATTGTTGGATCTAAAGCTCATTTTTGTAGAGGATTGTGCATTGGTGGTCATTTATATATGTTTAATAATCATACTATCCCTAATTTAAGTGCAGGAACTCAAACTATTATTATACAACAAGAGATTCCTGCTGGTGGTGTATCTTCTAATGTTAATTTAATTCTTGATGAAAAACAACTATATAGAATGGAATCAAAAGATTTATGTTTTATAGAATTAAATAATTTGCCAGCTAAGAGAAATATTGAAAAGATGTTTCCAGAAAATACTGTAGATGCTAATTTTGATGGATTTATATTATCACGAAATGAATGTGGTCTTATAGAGAAAACTAAAGTTTTTAATATGAAGAGAACTAAATGTGATTATCCTATGAAAGATAAAGAGGGATTTGTAGAAATTAGCAAGTATAAATTTGATTGTTTTGTTGGTTTCGTTATGAAACCCACCAAACCTGGTGATTGTGGTAGTGTTTATGTAGCTGAAACTAGAATGGGGAAATTTATTGTAGGATTACATCAATCTGGTTCAGGAAGTGATGTAGCTTGTATATTGGTAAGTCAGAATGAGATTAAATCTGCAAAGAAAAGATTTAATAGACCTCTATTTTCTCCAAATAAACCTTCTCTTGAATGTAAAGATATTAAACATAATTTAGTGGATTTAAATCCAAAAAGTGAAGTTAGATTCTTGCAAGAAGGCCATGCTCATGTTTATGGATCTTTTAGTAATTCATCATTTAGAGGGAAAAGTAGAGTTGTAAAAACAGCAATCGAGCATATAGTTACTAAATATGGATATAAAACAATTGATGCTAAACCATGTATGAATTCATGGGAACCATATCATTTGGCAGTTAAGGAAATGGTTTGTACTACTCAAAAATTCTCACAATCTAAGATAGATATGTGTAGAGATTCTTATATTAAACATATAATTTCAAATATTGATAAAAAACACTTAGATATGTGCCACCCTTATGATATAAATACAGCTATTAATGGTGTTGATGGTGTAGCATATGTTGATTCTATTAAGTGGTCAACAAGTATGGGGTTTCCATGGAATAAAAGTAAAAAATTATATAAAGAAGGAGAATTAGGTAATTTTAGATTTACACAGGAAATTATGGATCGCATTCAAAATGTTTTCGATACTTATGATAAAGGTTTACGTTATAGTCCTATTTTTAGTGGAGCACTTAAAGATGAAGTAGTATCTCAAGAAAAACATGATTTAAAGAAGACTAGATTATTTAGTGGGGCTCCTGTTGATTTTTCAATAGCTTATCGCATGTTATTCTTACCATTAATTAGAATGATTCAAAATAATAAATTTATATTTGAAATGGCTGTTGGAACAATTGCACAAAGTAAAGAGTGGCATCATATATATAAATATGTTACCAAACATGGTATTTATCGTATGGTTGCTGGTGATTTTAGTAAATTTGATAAGAAGATGCCTTCACAATTTATTATGGCAGCGTTTGATGTTTTAATTGAAATTGCTAAACTTTGTAAGTATTCTGAGAAAGATATATTTTATATGTATGGTATGGCTGAGGATATTTCTTATTCATTTGTTAATATTCATGGTACTTTATATGAATTCTTTGGGACAAACCCCTCTGGTCATCCTTTAACTGTTATTATTAATAGCATAGTTAATAGTTTATATATGCGGTATATGTATTTAGATTTAAATCCCAAACAAGAATGTGTTTCTTTTGCTCAAAATGTGGCTTTGATGACTTATGGTGATGATAATATGTTTAGTGTTAGTGCTGATTGTAATTGGTTCAATCATACAACAATACAAGATAATTTTGCAAAATATGATATTAAATATACTATGGCTGATAAAAATAGTATTTCTAGACCTTATATTTCTATACATGAGATATCTTTCCTTAAAAGAAGCTTTAAATTTGATTATGATTTAAATTATTATGTAGCTCCTTTAGAGGAAGCTTCTATTAATAGAGCTCTTACTATGTGTGTTGCATCAAATGAAGTAACTCCTATGGAACAATCTATAGGAACTTTGACTAATGTTGTAAGAGAGTATTTTTGGTATGGAAAAGAAATTTATAATGATAAGGTGAATTTATTTAAGCGTGTTTATGATGAAGCTGTTTTAGAGAAACCAGAATTTGCTTTTTATGCTCATAAAAGTATGTTTCCATTATGGGAGGAATTAGCTGCTACTTATCTACAAATGTCGGAAAAAGTAGATACTTATAATAGTATTTAATACTATATTGACCGAGATGTCATTAAACTATACCGCCTGAGCTAAGGTGGGTTAAACCAAAATAGCACCATACACATAGTTACTGTATTTGAATAAAGTTTATAGTTATCTTATGAAAAGTAAGAGTGGATGTGTATGGAAAATCTTACTAGAGCGATCCTCAAAATCTCTTTTTAGAGAAGTGTTAGTTGGACACAAAATAAAACTATTTTCGATTGGGTATAATTCTTTCCTTTCGTCATATAAATGAATTGCTGAAAATAATAATGAAATAAATAATGAAACAAAATCAATAATCTCTGAGAATACAGAGACAAAAATTACCCATTTTATCGAGTCTGAACAACAGTATATATTAGATGATAAAACAGTTTTACCTAATAGAGTATATAATGATAAAGTTGAAGGTATAGAATTAGGTGATTTTCTTAAAAGACCTGTTAAAATAGCTACATTTACTTGGGCAGAATCTGATGCTCAAGGTCCTTTACAGTCTTATACTCCATGGAGTTTATATGTTAACAATTCTGTTATTAAAAATAAATTACAAAATTACGCATTTCTAAGAGGAAAATTGAAAATTAAAGTTATATTGAATGCTTCACCTTTTTATTTTGGTGCAATGTTATGTTCTTATCAACCTTTGCATGTTTTTAAAACAAAAACTTTTATAGAGAATGCGTCTAATATGTATTATCTTGTACCAAAATCGCAATATCCTCATCAATGGATATATCCTCAAGATAATAAGGGATTTGAAATGACTTTACCTTTTCTTTTAAATAAAAATTGGTTGAATATCAGAACTTTATCAGAATTTACAAATATGGGACGATTACAATTTGATGTAGCATCAGTATTAGCTTCAGCAAATGGAGCAACATCTAATACTATCACATTTCAAATTTATGCTTGGATGGAAGATGTAGAATTATCTGGTGCTTCTGTGGCTTTAGCTTTACAATCTGGTAAAGCAACTATTCCTCAAAATAAAATGAAACCAAATATGGAAAAAGCGAAATCTTATGGAACTACATTTTCTAGATATGTATATCAACAACCAGATGAATATGATGGTATAATTTCTAAACCGGCGTCAGCTATTGCTAGTGCATTTGGTTGTTTAACTAATATTCCTGTTTTGGGTTATTATGCTAGGGCTACATCTATTGCTTTAAATGGTGTAGCAGGGGTAGCTTCTTTATTTGGTTTGACTAATGTCCCTGTCATAGAGGATGTAAAACCTGTGCAACCTAGAAATTTTCCAGCATTTGCTTCATCAGAAATAGGTTTTCCAGTAGAAAAGTTAACGTTAGATCCTAAAAATGAATTATCAATAGATCCAAGTATTTCAGGTGATTCTCCTGAAGATAATATGCTTATTCCTTATATTGTACAAAAAGAATCTTTAATGGAATTTGGTACTTGGTCAACTACAGATGCTGCTGATCATATTATATTGTCTGGTTATGTAAATCCATTTCAATTTGAAAAATTAACAGATGCTACTATAACATCAACTGATAGCATTTATGCTGTACCTATGTCGCATATTGGTCAAATGTTTAATAATTGGCGTGGTGATATAATATATAGATTTAAAATTATTTGTACTAAATTTCATAAGGGTAGATTGAGATTAACTTATGATCCCACTGGTCAAGTAGGTTCTAATATATTTAATGTTCAGGATAATACAAATCAAGTTTTTAACAAAATTATTGATATCAGTGAACAGACTGATATCGAAGTTCGGATTCCTTATCAAGTAGATAAACCTTGGCTATATACTTTAGATTATACAGCTTCTTCTCAATCTTCTTCATCATCTTCTCCTACTTTTAATTATGATGCTAATTATGATAATGGTATATGGTGTTTACAAGTTTTAACAGAATTATCTGCACCTATAGATGTAAACACGATAGCAATACAAGTCTTTGTTAGAGGTGCAGAAAATTTAGAATTTTCAAATCCTAGATCTATTGCTAATGCTAGAGGACCTTGTAATTCTATGTTAGCACCACAAGGAGGTAGTACTAACATTTTATCTGAAGATTATATTGAAGAAACTAGCATGAATACAACACGTAGTAATGTTAATCCTAATAGATATTTATTAAATATGGGAGAGAGTATTCTTTCTCTTAGAACATTGTTACGTAGGTACTCTTTAAATACAGTTGAAGGATTTAATAAAAATACAACTGGTAATGATTATATAGTTAAAAATTATTCTCAAGTTCCTAAACCATATGGATATATGACTGATGGAGCATCATTAGCTAATAAAATTAAAGCTGCATCAGGTACATCGACTTTTAATTACTCATCTAATCATCCAATTACTTGGATCTCTAATATGTATATTGGAAGAAGAGGTTCTACTTTTCTTTCTGTTAATTTTGCTGGTATGTTACCTAATCATATTCGTGCTACTAGGAATCCTGATTATAGTGTTAATAATACCTATTCTTATACAAAATCTCAAACACCTAGTAATAATTATGCAGCTTATAGAAATTATTTTGCGGGTTTTTCATCAGGACCAGTTGCTTATTTATCAGATGGAGCTACAGGACAATGTGTGATTAATGGACAAACACAATCTAGTATTAATATTAGTATGCCCCATTATAGTAGATTTTCATTTATTTCAAATGAATTACAGTATGCGAATAATCCAAATAATAGTGATGAATCAGCATATCAGACTTGTACGATAGAAGCATATATTCCTCCAGGAAGTGTAACAACTACATTTCCAATTATAATGGAATCTCATTATGCTATAGGGACTGATTTTTCATTGATTTTCTTTTTAAATGTACCACAAGTTTATAATTATAATACTTATCCAACTTCAGCGTGATACATTTTTATAACAGGTTCTACCTATATATTGGTTTATATAGAGTAAACGGTTGTTGCCGGGTTCATTAATAACCGGACCTTATGGTTAGGGGGTCTAACCAAACATGTCAATGCATGTAAACAATTGTTTCAAGATTAACAATCTTGAGTAAAATTTGTAGTGTTCTACTGTACGGTGGTAGAACCGCAGAATTTATTCTGTATCTCATATGAGATTGTCATCCAAAGATATTTTAGATATTTACATTCATCTATTATACTTACCTATATAAAAGGACTTTTATATAATGTGGCAGTTTCATATTGCTCACATGATTTTTTATCCTACCAATCAATCATGATGATTGGGCTTATAGCTGTAAGATTTACTTTATAGTAGGCG